GCCTACCACGGGCACATGTTTAAAGGGAAAACCAAAACAGGAGGGCGATCGTCACTAAGCTTAGGACAATCGTGCGAATCGCTTCGTCTGACGCCCACAGCCACACTATCTTTAGCGACCGTGCCAGCCGTCCTTGAACCACGGACCCGGCCGGGCGGCGGCCAAACCGCGCGCGATGCGCTGATCCTCCACTATCCGGTTGGCCCCCGCCGAGACCAACAACGCGTTTATGGTACCCAAAAGCTCCAGCATGCGGCCCATCTTGCCGTCAATCGACTGCAACAGCAGAAGGGTATCGCGATCCAACAGAATCAGTCCTTTGGGTTCGAGCGGGCCGAAGCCCCAGATGGATCCCAGAGCAACCATTCCGTTCCCGAAAGAAGCTCAGACGACTGGCGGTCCAATTTTTCTGGAGATATCGCAAGGCGTCGCTGTGGAATTAAGGGCAATACTCGCGACACATTTGCAAGCTCACGGTTTCCCGTAAGCCGCAACGCTATTCTAGCAAGCCAAAGCCCAAGGCGTTCACGGCGATCCAGCGGCTATTCCTCCGCCTTGGGGCTCGGCGGCCCGGCGCGCTCGTAAACCGCGTAATCGGGGTTCGGCTGGACGGGAACCCCGTGGGACATATCGCGCCACCACGAGCTGGGCACCCGCATACTGTACTCGTTTGGCACATACGGGCGATCGCCGCCTATCTCAAGCGCGGTATTTATGTCTGGGCCAGCGCAAATCTCCGGCGTTTTGGTGATTTCTGCCAAAAGCGCCTCAATCCGCCCGATTTTCTCGTCAATCGCCCGCAAAAGCGCGATTTTCTCGCGCAAAAGCGCGATTTTCTCGCCTTCTTGCGTCATTCTTTCGCTTTTGGTTTGGCTGGCTCGGCCCGTATCTTAAAGTCGGGATGCTGCGGCGCGATAAAGCCCTGGCCGCCATGATGAGCCTGTTGCGGGGGATTCGCAGCAGCCGGCATCACAGCGGTCGGCCCGCCCGGCTGCCCAACCGTGGTCTGCTCGGCCATGTGGTGTTGCCACAATGCCAGAACCATCCGGTGAATCTCGTCGATTTGCGCCACAGAATGCGCCACCGCATGCACGTGCTCATGTTGCTCCGCATGCTCGTCGCGCTCGGGCTTGTCAGCCATTACCTCACCCCAATCAATTGGCGGCGATGGTGCCGCCGTGCGAAGCCCAAATGTGTACGTCGGTTCGTCCGTCTCAGCCACAGGAATATCATCGTAGATGCCGGCCATTACCATACCCTCGGGGTTGCCATGTCGTCCGACGTAAGCTCGTAGGGATCGTATTCGACCAGGTGCTTGCTTGAGCGCCGCCTACCCGATGTCGTCAAGCGCTTTGACGTTACCGGCTCGGCAAACGTTAGCGCAAAGGCGTCCGCCACGTCAGGGCTCATCCCCAGCCGCGCCTTCAATTGCACCTTGTCCTCAATCAGAATCGCATCGCCGCGGAACGTGTACGTCATCTGCGTCAGCGCCTGCCCCAACTCGGGGCACTCACCCGGCAATTGCCCGCCGTCCTTGATCCACTGACACGCCAACCAATACATCTCGGCCCGCTTGTTGAAATACCGCTTGTCGTTGGCCTTGGCGCTGAAGTGAACCGGCAACGGCGACTGCCCCAGCTTGCGTAGCGGATCAATCCACGTCGCGCCAAACCCGCCGGTGTCGTCGATAAAGGCCGCGTCCGCCCCCCAATCCTCGATCTTGCGGTTGACGATCGCCGCCCCCGTAAAGCCGTCAATGTTGCGATATAGGCCGGGCGTAAATGCTACCAGCCCCTGCCGCGGGAATACCACGCTCTGATCGTCACCAAACCGCGCCACGTCAACGCCCAGTATCTTCGCCTCGCGCTCTATGTCGTGGTCGCGGTAGCTGCGCCGCTCGGCAGCGCTAATATCGGACGGCCCGATCAGCGCGTCCCAACTGTGCGGCGGAAAACGCCCAAAAACATTCACCAACACCCACGGGTGCTCAACCCCGTAAGCCTCCATCATCTCCCGCGCCCATGCCACCGGCATCCGCGGCGTCCGCTTCGGATCGTCCGGGTGACCGGTAATCTCCCAGACGCGCCACAACTTGCGATCCCGCTCGCTCGCCCGGTACAGCGGGCCCGATAACTGCGTTGGGTTCCCAGCCTGCACGATATGCGTCTCAATCCCAGACGCCATCGCCGCCTCAGCCGCCGCCATGACAGCCTCCGGCATCCCGCCCGATTCATCCAACACGAAAAGCATGTAATCCGCATGTAACCCAGCCAGCGTGTCCGCCTGCTGCTCAGGATCCGCATCCCGACTCCACGTCCGCGCACTCGCCCAGTGAGTGTCAGGATGGTCGTTCGCAAAAATCCGCTTCGACTGCCACGTAAACAGCTCCTTCAGAAGCTCGCTCTTCTGCTGCCACTTCGCCAGCTCAGCCCATAGGCAATCCCGTAAATTGTCCCCCGTAATGCTGGTGGCCGCAATCTTCGCATGCGGCCGCGTCAACAGAAAATTCCAGATCAACCACGCCAGTAAACAGGTTTTTCCGGGGCCTTTACAGTTGTGCGTAACTATAAAATCACCAATCTGAAAACATGACGAACGATGACCAACCCCTATACAAACAACATCGCCACTACCATCAGGATCTATACTTTCAATATAACGGGTGTAACGATGTTTCTCAGGAACATGCCAACGCTTACACTTTTCCGCGGCGGCCAGAAATGGCGGTTCTGGCCCCGATATCATCGCTCGATAGCCGTCGCGAAACCCCTCATGTGGATAGGGGCCACCCCTCCAGGCACAATACCCAAGCGACCGGGCGAGCCAGATAAAGTCGTCGATCAAACGTGCCGACGAGGACGCGAGATAAGTCTGCCCATTCAAGCACACCGTCCCATCCGCATCCATCAGTCCGCGCAGCAAATCCAACCGCTGCGAGCGCGACGCGCGCTTGTAGCGTTCCGGGATGTACTTCTCGTGCGAGCGCAATTGGCTGACGCCGGTCTCTCGCAGCCCGGAGATGCCGTCGAACCAAATATCCTTCTCACCTTCGGCCGTCCGCCTAGGGTGCCAGCCCATCTCTCGACGCGTCAGCTCTTCCCTAATAGCCTCGTCCGGGCAAACCAACGTCGCCTCGTTGGCAACCCCATCGCCGAGCCACAAACCAAACACATACGGGTCCAACGGCTGCGAGCGAGCTGCGTAATCAACCGAACCCTGTACCGGAATGTTGTATTGGTTCTGCCCACTCGGCATCTTGACGCCACCACCCAACAATTCCAGCGTCGTCAGATCGCGCTCGCGCCCCAGCTTACGATCATACGGTGACTGAATCCGCCAAAGGTGCTCACCACATACCCGAACCGAACACCCGTCCGAAAACGTCACCCGATACAGCGCAACGTTCGCTTGCTCAAAGCGAGCCATAACCCGCGTCCGCAAACCATCCCGCGCGAAAACCTCGTCGCCAACCGCGATGTCACCCCACCGTCGAGCGCCTCCCGGCGTCTCAACCCACTCCTCAACCCATATCGGCGCCTGCATCGCTATCCGAGGCGTCGTCGGGAACGACCGCAAAACATCCTCCTGCCACGCGTCAGGCTCAACCCGAAACAACTCCCGAACCATCAGCGCCGGGTCGTCCCACCAGTCCATAAACCGCTCAGCGTCCTTCAGCATTCGCTTCGGTACGCTGTACGGATCCGCCCCTAAAGCCGGATCACCCCTCAACCGCGTCCACTGCCGCCGCATCAACACACCTCAGGTAACCGCCGCCAGCCAAGCGGCCAGAGCGCCGGCGCGTAATCCGAACATGGCGAAAATACCGTAGCAACCCACTCAGCACCCCTAAGCCGATCGCCCGGCTCAATCACATCATAATATTCCCGAGGCGGGTAGTAACGCCCAACTACCCAAAAACACCCCCACACCGAACCACACAACAATAATAGCTCGCTACCGTCCCGTGGTGCCGTTGCCATCGACTCAGCCCCCATACTCAACCATCCCCCAAATTTCCGCCAAGGCCCCGCAAAACCTTAGCCGTTTCCAGAAACGCCGCAGCCGCTACCCGCTTACACCGAACAGCACATGGCGGATCGTATGGGCAAATCACCACCGGGCCGCCACCCAAACCTACAACACAACAACACCAGTCCGGGATCCGACCCGCCGGAATGCTCGCTACAGTAGTTCGCATGCAAAACCCCCGTAAAATGTAGGATGAGAGTCGTCGATCGAGGGGGCCGGGGTAGGTCGCCAAGTGGGGGTAGGGGTCGAGGCTGGCTGATGTCCAGATTTAATGTCTTAGACGACTTATTGATTAGGGGGAACGCGCCAACGGCGTCCATCCCACTGCATTAGCTCCATGTAGTAGGTATGGCCAGCGGCACGATAGTGTGCCCGCAGCGCGACGCGTTCTGGTTTGGCCTCAGGGTTAGGCTTAGGCCGGACACGAACCCGCTCAAGCCGAGCTACCCTCGCGGCTCGCCGTCTCTCAATCCGCTCGCTCAATGAGGGATGCGGTATGGTAACTCCTGAGGTTGTGGTTGTTTCACTCAAGGTTTCTGCCCCTCGTCGGCGGATGGTATATCCGCGCCCTGATGCTCAATCACCTTGGGTTCAGCAGCCTTGGTTGCTCGCTCGGCCCGTAGTTGAACGACAGCATCAAGCAAGTCACCAAGCAACGCCTTAGCCTCAGAGCCAGTGTGGTTAGCGAAGTCCGCTTGGTTGTGAGCGCGAGCCATAAACAACAATATTTGAGCTTGTCCACCGGTTACTGACTTAGCCTCTGACGCCGCAGCAAGTCTTCCTTCCCACAACCTTGATCTTATTGCCTTCGCACGATCGATCGCGTCGCGAAGCTCGGGGTACACTGTTGCCCATTCGAGCAGCTTCTCACGGGAGACGCCGCAATCTGCGGCAGCGGCTGCGAGGCTATATCCTTCTTTGGCAGAGTTTACGACGATTGTTCCGAAGTGCGGGCGATATTTGGTTTCGCGTCCGAGGCGGAGATATGGTCCAGTTGAGGTTCGGGTGCGGGGTTCTGCCATGCTGTTGCGGATATGCGCGAAGGGGTTGGCTGTGTCAAACGCAATCGGTAACGGTTGACTGTCGGACGCAAGTTTCGGCTACGAGATTGCGATTGGTTGCGCGAGGCATTTGGGCAGGTGCACGGCGGAACCACAACCTCACCCCTATATGGGCCGCGCGGCATCGTATGTTGGATAGGGCATA